GCATTAGTTGCGCTAGTAGATGCTTCGGTAGCTTTAGTGGTTGCAGTTGTAGCTGACCCTGAGGCTTCAGTAGCCTTAGTGGTTGCTGTAGATGCGCTAGTGCTTGCGCTAGTAGCACTTGCAGCTGAAGCAGTTGCACTTGTAGCTGCGTTGGTAGCACTAGTAACTGCTGCACCGATAGTGTTACTGCCTGCCAGGTCAGCAGCTACTGCTTCAACCTTTGTCTTGTAGGTGTCGTTGGCTACTGTTTCAATGTCTTCCTTGTAGGCTGTGGCAGCTACGGTATCAACATCAGACTCCATACCTGCAACAGTGGTTATGTCATTGATGTTCCCGGCTACTGTGCCGATAGTATCAGTACCATTAAGGTTTGAAGCTACAGCCTGTACGTTAGAGTTGTTTGCAGTAGAAGCAGAGCTTGCAGCAGCTACAGCACTATCATTAGCTTCATCGGCTTTGGTTGATGCTGTGGCAGCTGAGGCTGCCGCCTCGGTTGCAGAGGAAGCGGCTTCTGCAGCCTTGTTCTTAGAGTCTACGATCTGCCCAGAAGAAACTCCTGAGCTAAACGCTCCACCCTCTGACGGAGCATCTATTAGGTTTGCCCCACTTGCGGGTTGATACTTAATAGCCATTATTATTCTCCTTATAGATCGGCGACATTAGAGTACGAAGTAGTTAAGGTTGCCCCTCGGACTCTTCGGTTCATCTCTTCTTTGTTAAGTTCTGCGATAGCTTCTAGTTGTTTAGCAAAGAACTTAGCGGATCTCTCATCTTCACCTACATAATCTAACGCATGAGCCACAGCTCCCCAAAGGAGTGTACGCTCGTTACTGTCTCGTAGCCAGTTAGGGACTTCAGTGCCTGTGTAGTAGTTCCCAGATCCTTCAACGATCTCAGCGGCTTCTGGGTCGCTTTCACCAGCTGCTACATTAAGTCCAGCATCAAGGTTAGCCTGGTTGACTGCATATGTTGCGTTAAGGTCTGCTAATCGTTTGAAATAGTGTATTTGATACACATCCCCTTCTTCTGCAGCTGGGTAGAAAACATAGCTGTCACCTTTCCTTGCAAACACTTCACCTGAAAGGGTGTAGTCTTTATCCTCTAGTGAGGCTAAGGTGAGTCTCTCTTCAAAGACTACGGTATTACCTTCGCTATCCGTCTTGCTAAACTGTATTAGCTCTGAGAAATCAGATGGCAATACAATGGAGGTTTCTCCTACATCCCCTGCTGTGATTGCAGCATAATTAAATGTTTCTTCAAATGGAGGGGACTTAATCGTTCTATAGCAGTAGTCTGCTGAGTAATCCAGAAAGTCTCCAACTAAGGTATCGGTTAGAATATTGGAATCTCTATTGACCCATGACCTAACCTTTGTAACTAAAGCATCGTATAATGGCGTAGCCATAAGTTATTCTCCTATTCTAACCTCGAGTCCTTGAGACGTTAGATGTTAACAGTTCAGGGTACTCTGATTTTATAATTCGTTTAAGCCTATTGACATCTGCTTTGTTCTTTAAGAACTCAGACTCATGTAGGTTTAGTCCATGTTTTTCTAAGATCTCTAAGGCTATGATATCGGGTATGATAGCGAAGGATCTGTAGTGAGAAGCATCACCTCTCTCTTGGTCTCTTCGAGACTGTCTTGCGTAATCAATGTAGCTCTGAACATCTTGTGCAACAGTTATCCTGTTTCCATTGTCTACATTAGATATAATCTTATTATCCATTGTGCCTCCAAGGTAAAAAGAAGGGGGCCCATAAGGACCCCCTAAAAAAATCCAGACTTATTGTCCGTTCAAGCCAGTGATCATACCAGCAGCTTTAGGATTTTTAACTTCAAGTGTACACTCTTCAACAATCTGACCAACAGTGCTATCACCAAACTGACCAACTTCAGTTTCTTGAAGTGGACGTAGAGAAGCTATAGCAAAGTTAGCAGGATCGTATACTAATGCAAAGTAATCCGCAGCATCACTTTCATCACCAATGCTACTGGAAGCACGGTCAGTGTTGTAGCTTAGACCCATGATGTAGTTAGGTACGATTTGGATTTCACCGAAGTCAGAATCGAATAGCTCGATGCTTTGACGGATCTTACCAGTATCGTCTAAGTTACGGATGGTGTTCTGGCCATCACCGTGTGCTTTAGAAGATAGAGCACGTTTGTTAGCAGGTGAAGTCATAAGAGTAGTCGCACGACCACCAGCTTCGTAGATAGATTGCATGATGTTGTCTACATTTGACAACTCGATAGCTTTTAGGTTACCGTCATTAGTTGCGCCTGTAGCAGAACGAGTGATAGGAGTTTCAGCCATAGTACCATCACCTAAACTACCAGGAGCTGTCCAAGAGCTGTTACCAGAAGTAGTTACATCTTCAAGGTTTTCGTTAACATATGCTTGGTAACCACCCATAGTACGAGTGCCTGTGCCGTTCTTGCCTTTACAAGAGTGAACTAGGTCATGCTCTTGGTCACGCTTAAGCTCAGTACCACGCTTTTTAAGCTGGTAAGCATATTCATCAGCAACACCTGCTTGATCAACAGCTCGTTTAGTGCCAGACACAGAAACAGTTTTAGAGTTGATCTGAGTGTAGTTACCGATACGAGTACGGTCAACGTTAGCACCAGTACCTGATTGTACAGTTGTGAATGAATCACCTTCAGCGAAAGGCTGAGAAGTAGGAGCAGTTAGCTCATCAGTTTGCCATTCGTGGAAGATCGCTTTAGATTTAGTTTTGCCAATTGAAGACATGAATGGAGTCTCGTCTCGACTGATCATCGAGATGAAATTCGCCAGATCTTCCTTTTCCGACTTAGCAGCCGTATTTACTTGATATTGTGCAGCCATTTTATAATTTCCTTTTTATTTTATATTGAATCTTTTATTAGCGGAACTTACTTATTGACTTTAAAAACTCCATTTGAGAATCAGAACTACTATCACCTTTTAGAACGCTTTGCCTGAGAGCTTCCGCATCTCTTGCTTTTCTTTGGTTACTAGTAGTCTTACGCTTAGTTGGAACACCTTTTGCTTTAGGAGCTTTCTTCCTTTTAGCGGAGCCTTTAGATGCTTTCTGTTTTAGCTTGCGATAATCATCGACAAACTTAACAACGTTAGCATCCATAATGATATCAAGAAATTCTTGGGGAACACCCTCTTCCAACGCGAAAGTTCTAATAGCCTCAGAGTCGTAGTCGGGGACAAGTTCTTTGATATCTTCATTGAACTTACCCATCAACTCATCTACCTGAGCCTGTAGCATCTCCGCTTGTTGTTTTTGAATAGCACCCGAAACACCTTCTCGCTTTTTCCTAGCTTCCCAGTATTTCTTCTGTACTCTTTCCCTTTTATCCTTAAGATCATTAAGCTCGTAGGTATCACCATCATCACGCGCTTTCTCAATTTTAGCTTCTAAGTCATGGTACTCTTTTGAAAACACAGTCTCTTCTTGTTGTAACTGTGTAGCCAAAGCAGCCCCAAGTTCAGTAACTTGATCAGTTTTCGTAGAGTATTCCTCTTTGAGTTGCTTCTCAAGTTCGCTAACTTCTCTACCCTTCTTAGACAAGTGTTGGTCCGTAGCAAAGCCTTTACGAAGTTCAGATAGGGGTAAGTACTCGGTCTTACCGTCTACCTTAACTGGAACTTTATAGTCCCAATCAACTTCCTCTTCATCTGGCAACTCGTCATCTTGGGTAGAATCTTCTTCATCCTCATCCTCGTCGTCATCTGAAGCGTCTTGCTCCTCGCCTTCAGTATCGTCTTCATCTGCAGTGTCTTCTGGGTTATCGTTTTCTTCTGCAGAATCTTCCGGGTCAAGAACAGATTCGTCCTCTTCAGGTAGAGATTCCTCCTCTGGGGGAGTAAGGCCTAATGCCTCACCCATAGGTCCCATCGGAACTGGAATGTCATCAATAGACTGACCATCTTGACCAGCGTAAAAACCAGCGTCATCCGATTGGGTAGAGGCTGTAGTGTTTTCATTGCTCATAATTTGTTATCCTATATTAGTCCTATTTAACCGCTGGCTTCTTCTTAGCCGCTCGGGGTTTAATCAATTCTTGAAGCTCATTAAGGGCTTTTAGAGAGTCGACTATATCAGCCATATCTCTTGCGAATTGTCGAGCCTTTCCGGCTCCTCGTGCTACTTCACCTACTAAGGCACATACTGCCTGTTCTGTGGATCTTGTAGCTTGGTTTAGTACTTCTTCATTTAAGCTGAAGTCTTTACTCACCTTCATTATTGTCTCCTTCTTGAGATCTATTGTAGTCTAATAAGTCTTGGTTGAAACCATATGTTTCTATTTGTATTAGACGTTCTTTGACTGAACCTAATCCCATAGCTACGTGATATAAATATTCACGCTCTTTTGTGCAATGGGGTTCTGTCTTAATCCATTGCTGGAACAGTTCAACAAGAATCTCAGAGAATGCTTCTGTGAAGAACTCATCTCTTTCTTTCTTAGAGAACGTTGCATTGGCTAGTGCGTTTTGAGATTCTGAAAAGGGGTTAGCCTTATAATCCCCTGTTTGTTGATCTAGTTTGGGCTTGAATTTCTTCTTTGCCCCATTCTTGTACTTATCCACTATAACTCCTCTGGTTAGCGTCTTAAGTTTGAAGGGCCCTATTGGGCCCCTCTGTGTAAAGAGTATTCACCCCCTTTGTATCATACCATCCCGCCTTGTTGAAGCATAGCCTGGATCATTTCAGGAGATAACTGCTCTCCTCCTTCAGGTCCTTCGGGTTCTCCTTCTCCTCCTGCTCCCTGTGGTGGGGTCATGGTTTGTCGGATTAAAGACTGAGCCGTTTCATACATTGCCTGTATGTCTGGCTGTTCGGGTATGGGTTGCCCTTCTTTATTAGCAGCAAGGTCCAATTTCGCCCATTCTTGATATGATTTATCCAAGGCAACAACAAGTTGTTTCAGATTATCCTGTATGGCATTCTGAGACTGTACATTAGTGTAATCGACATTTGCTTGGTCGAGGGCCATCTTCGTCATGAAGGTTTGCTCTTCCATCGCTTTCTTCTTCTGGTCTGCTTCTTGTTGTTGTTTCTTCCCTTCCATTGCGGAATCCTTGTACTCTTCGGAAGTGTAGTCTACTATGTAGTCTAACGGATCTTCGCCTAGTGCCTCAATGGTTTTGAAAGCAATCGTAGCTGGTGCTACAGGATTGATGGCCCCTTGGTACCCAGCCTGCAGTAAAGCAGGTAGGACTTGTTGACCAATCATTTGCATCTTTGTTAACACAGACTGGTTACTTCCGTCACCCACATCCGCCTCTACTTGTAACATCATGTTATCGGGTAATTCCTTAACATCGATTGTTTTGTAGAAGTCGTTGCGGTCATAGAAGCTCATGCTCTGTGTACGCATTTCCGTACGCATTGTCTTATACACACCTTCACAAAGAACTGCAAAACCAGTCTCCATGAATCTTCGGGCAATGTGTTGGATGCGAGTTTGTGCTGCGGATTGCACAGCCGATACTTTCTGTTCTGAATTACCTGACACATAGAGAGTATCGTTTAAGCCTTGGGCTGCTTTAGAGAGCCCGTTCGCTTGTTCTTTATGCTTCTGCAGGAACTCCAACAGAGGCACAGTACCTGTGGATAACGCTTCTGGTGGCATGTTCTGCACAGCAGCTGCGGGGTTTCCATTGGTAGGTACAATTTGTTTTGGCTTCATATTCTGCAAAGCAGAGAAGTCAACCACATTAGGATCAGCTAACTTAGGCGAGTAGTTCGTGAGATAAGTATTCTCAACAAACCCACGAAGGATCGCTGTGGACGCTAAGGTTGAAGGACGAGTCATGTCCGCCATAGAAAGCCCAGCCCACTCGTGCGGGATATCAAAAGGCTTAATGTCAGCTACAGGGATGAAGTCAACATCTTCTTCAAATAGGATGTGATCCCCGATAGTGATGAACCTTTTAAGCTCAGCAATGCCATCGCCATCTCGGTCAACACGTAACCAACACTCAATGACACTAACTGGTAGGTTAGCTTCAGCGGTGTCACTTCCTTGGGATGAAACATTAGATAGTCCAACAGAAGTTCTTCGGGCTGACTTTTCAACATTTATAGCTTGCTGGAAAGTAAAGCTCTGGTCATTGACCTCATCCCACTCTATATCTTCAGCTTGGTCGGGGTACGACTTACGAACTTCAGAGCGAGTCATTTCTGTCCTGATACCTACAAAAGAAGCTTCTTCAATAGAAGATGCCCCCTGGCTTATCAGGAGAGACTCAGGCTCAATGTTCCTAAGCTTGACACCACTCTTATTAATAGTCCTCTTGATACGTACTGCTTCGTACATACCTGCTTCATTAATAAAGAGATCACCCACCACTTCTACTTCAGAGTCTGCAAGGAGCAGGTCCAAGGCTTCTGCTGAAATCTCTTCGTATTCCTCAAAGGTCATCTCGAAGTCTTCAACATATTCCCATGCTACTGCTGCATTCTTCCATAATAAGGAGGCTTTGATCCAAGTGTTGAGGATCTCCCACCCTTTATTCTTTTTGAAGATACAGTAGTTAGTCACATCAGAAGCTAGTCGTGCTCTATGCACGTCCACTGCTGTTTGTGAGTGTGGTATAAATCTTGCTATTTTTTTATTATTAAGTAGCAGCTCGGATAAAACTGCTGAGTACCCCTCAACCGCCTCAACGGTATCTGAGGATACAATCTTAGATACACCCTGGGGCTTTAGGTGCCCAATAGGCTGCATCGCATATTCGTATGTAGCTTTCTCTCTTTCACTTGAAAGATCTGATGAGTCCAGAAAGTTACCCTGGGAGCTCGCCACTTCAGCTTCGATGATGTTCATCAACTCATCATCTGTTACACTTTCTTTATAACCATCTGGTTCAGTCATTACAAATCCTCTTGTATTTGGATTAACACAATCCATCATTCATTCAATTTAAAAGTACGGTTCCTGTTTCTTATATTCCCGAAACGTGCATGTCACCATAAACCACAACGTTAGCTGGAGGACTAATGGGAAATACTAGACAACTATAGCCAAGCAGTATCATCCTCCGTGAACTGTTGGTTCTGAAAGCCTACCTTATTCTGGACCAAACGGTCTCTATGGGTTCTTAGGACTTCAAGGGCTATAGCTGTTGCAATAACGGTATCATCATGTGATCCGCTAATAGCGTTGGTACGACCATTGTCATCAGCCACGTAATCCATACATTCATGGATGATTCGTGGGGATGCGAGATTAATGTCATCATTCTCAATCGCATTCTTAAGATGACCAATGATCATGGGTTTAGTAGCTTGGGTTGTTCGCCATCCAAGACGGCTGCCTTCCTCATTAGACAATTGGGCTACTTTGGTTTGATGGTATAGATTAACAT